GTCGTCCCCAATCTCCCACCGACCTGGTGGATATACTACCTCCTGATCTGATCGATATGGAGAACCCGTTGTGGTGTTCCGCTGATTATGCGGGCGCTACTGATGGACTCAAGATTGATCTCAGTAAGGCTATCTTCAAAATGATTTTTGATGAATCAGTTGATCCGATTGTTTGCGAAAATGCATACAATGCTCTTTTTGAACACGAGATCTCTTATGATCCGGTTCAATTTCATGTACCTGCTCAGAAGGAAGGTGAAGAGGATTTTACAATCCCTGCACAGTTCTGTGAGTATGTAGATGAGATCCCTGGTCTACCTGGAACAGGCAAACTTTTGCCGGCAAAAGGTTATCAGCAGAATGGTCAATTGATGGGTAGTATTCTTTCTTTTATATTTTTGTGTTTATGTAATGCCGCAGTACAAGCCAAATTTATGCAGGATGTCCGTAAAAGGACTACCTACCTAGATTTGATAAATTCCTGCCGTATTAATGGTGATGATCTCCTCACTGTCGTCGATGGAACTGAACAATTTAACGAGTTTACAAAACTCGCTAAGATGGTCGGATTCGAGATGACGGTTGGGAAGAGTTACTATCATCACTCATATGCTAACATCAATTCACAAGCTTTACATTTTAACTTAATCCAACATAAGAAATGGCAGACCGAGGTCTTACACCAAAGTCGCACCGCTTATAAAGAGGCAGTTAAATATATAAATGTAAAAAAGCTTGTTGATGATAGTGTTAAATACTATGATTATCGTTCCTATCCCTGTTCCCAACGTGAGGTAACTATCCACGCTGGAACCGGAGGCATTATCTTTGATATAAACAAAGCCCCGGATGGTTCGAATATGCAACATCCTGTCCCAGTCCCATTTCTTAATATGGGCCTATATTACGGACAGCATAAAGTCCTGAATCGTGTTAGTGTCGGCTGTGTTCCGGAGGACATCTCGAAGGAGTTGCCCGAAGGTTCCCAGGCTCATGAAACACCTTATTTTGACATGCATGACTTTGAAACTCAGCCGAATGGCCTAAAACGTCTCATTAATCATATGTATCATAAAGATCACATAGACCTTTCTTCCCGATTCAGGGGGGAGCGCCCTTGGTTCACCGTCGCCAACATCCTGTTGGAAGGTGCCCCAAAAGAATATGCTCATAAGCTTTGTAAGAAGGTTGTGAGAGAGAT